GACTTGTTCTTGGATGAGATGAAGCCCATGGGGTCCTTTGCTGTGGGCACGTTGCCCGGTGCCTCAACAATGTAGCAGGGCGTGAGGGGGTTTGCAACTGCTATAGAATGGAAAAACCCCTGGGGGCCGGAGAAGCACCCAGGGGTATCAAGCAAACATTCCACGTTCACACTGTAGCAAATGGATCTCGTCAGTTTCGTTCGCAGCCTGCCCAAGCATTGGGCCACTGCGCCGATCTACGCCAAGGGCGCGAAGATGCCCAACGGCAAAGCAGCTTGCGGCAAGTCTCCGCTGGGGCGCGCTCCTCACGAAAAGCTCTCGCCTGAGTTCACGGCCCAGCACATCGAAAAGTATCCCGAGGAGTTCAAGGCTGT